CCTTACCATTATAGTTTTTGATCCACTGCATAGCCTGTACTCTATCACTACCTACTACTAGAGTAGCATCATCATAACCCTGTGATTGTAGCTCTGAGAGTATAGACACTGGGTCTCTAGGACCGCTACGTATATACTTTGACAACTGTGGGAACATCTTCTTAGCATAGTATAGTTTCCTATCAGGAGGTAGAGGGTTAGTGCCTTTCTTATCTACAGTCTGTGACAGGTAGATGTAGTAGTCACACTTTCCTGCCTTGCTTGCTACTGCCTTGAAGTTAGACTCATGCCCTACTGTAGGCGGTTGGAACCTACCAAAGGTGAAGTATACGCATTTATAATCTACTATCTCCATTGCTTTGCCAGTGTGAAGTTGATGTAAGAGAACTCAATTCTATTTACAAGTTTGATCATGTCTCCATTGTGATGTAGAACGTACCCCTCTGGTGCGGTAACCTTGTACCCCTGTTCAGTCTGTACAAATGTTCTGAATGACTCTAAGTTATCAAGAGCATCAATGACTATCTGTTTATTCTCTTGTATCTTTCTATAGAGTGCGAACATAGCATGAAACTCTTTCTCATTATCTTCTAGGTATGTCAAACCACTGTATAAAAAATTGCGTTTCTCTGCTATCTTCTGAACGCTTTTCATCTTAGCAACTTCTTTGTTCATTTTCTCATGGTAAAAAGCACCAAGAGACTTGAGTGCTATCTTAGGATCGGTAATCCTACGTGATGCTTTGATCTCCGCATTGAAGAACTGTTTGAGATAGGATGCTACATGGAACTTCTTGTTACCTGTAGTACCTATGTTGTCAACGATATGATCTAAGAACTTACCAGATGTTTTACACATCTGATCTATGACAGATAGATTAGCTTCAAACTTCTTTAGTTTTTGTACATCAACTGATACGTCTGCCATAGGTGTGTCATTGTTTATCACTACACACCCTTGTATATCTGATGAGACATCAGCACCAGCTCCTGCCTGCATAGTAGCAAGGTCATCACCACTATAATGTGTGTGAAATACTATACCAATATCTGCCTTAGATACCTTCTTACCCATGTCACTATCTACTGGTATTCCATAGGTGATAGTGTTAGGTCTAAAGGTAATGAGGCTCTCACCTTCTATAGTCTCTGTCTTCTTATCTTTAGCAGTAAACATCAAGTCACCTTGTACTACACCACTGATACCTAGTTGTTTGAAATACTTTAGAGATGCTTTTAATTTATCAGCAAGATCACCATCATAGAATGCGTCTACATCCTCATCAAAATAACATATCTTAGGGTTCTCCTTGTTGAATACAGACTTAGTTCCCACAAAGAATCTACCTGTGTACGGATGCTCTCCACATATAACAGCAGGAGCACCGTCCCATTTAGTTTGCATGTAACCACTACTAGGTTTCTTACCTAACATGCGGAGCATTTCTTTCATAGCAGACACAGCAGCATGACATCCCTCTACTCCATAGTTGAGCATCTCATCTTCTATATGTTCTAAGTGTTTTAGTTGTGTTACGTTTGCCATTACTTTTTAAAATAGTCTCCGTTAGCATAGCCAGGATATACTTCACCACCTGTCTTGGATCTGATATTAAAACTAAAGTCATACTCTCTGGTAGAGAAGTTAATGTTGACTCTCTTACCAGCTCCAGTCTTTCCACCATAGTCTATACCTATGTTAGGACTGGTCAGTGAGCTAGCTCTCTTTAGATACTGGTCGTTAACTTCATATACATGGAGTGTACTGCCATCATTATGTACCATCCAATAACCTTTACCCACACCACTGGCACAAAAGTCTTCTAAGTTTCTCTTTGCTTGTCCTCTGATTTGATATGATTCTTGATAGTCGTCTACTGTAGGAGTCTTGTCATTAGGATCATACTTCTGGAATGTATCTAAGAACTTCTGATGATTAATGTTAAACATATCTAGGAAGTCCTTACCCATCTGTGGTAGTTTACCATCCTCTAGATCTTTAGTGGGGAAAATTTCTAATGAATTTTTTCTACCACCCTTCACACCTATGTTAAAGAACGATAGTGTAGCTCCATACTTGACTGATAGATATATGTCTTTCTGATTTTTACCTTGAGGGTCAGCTATTGTTACTGTAATATCTGTAACTGTCTTACCTATATCTGTTGTCTTCTTACCCTCTGCTGAGATATAAAAACTACCATCATATTTCATGGGTCTTGGTTTGTTAGCACCACCCTCTACCTTTGCTTTGATAAAACATGTACCAGGATTAGAACTACATATCGCTTTAAGTATGTCTGTCACATGCTCAGGATACTTACCACCATGATCTTGAAACTTTTGAAAACTATCTCCTAAGTCTGTCTCATATTGATTACCTAAGTTGATTCTAGTTCCTCCAGCTGGTGCTCCACCAAAGTGTTCTGTCTTCTCTAGTTGAGTTATATTAACTGTAGTTGTCAATGAATCATCATGATCACTCTTAGATCCTGTCATTAATAACTTCTTCTTATTACCTGTCTGATTGGAAGCACTAGCCATGTCTCCTTTTAATGCTCGTACTACACTGTCTGTCTTTAAGTCTTTCCAATTATAATCTGACTCACTTCCGTCTTGAAATACTACCTTGATATCAAATACTTTTATAAATCCCTTGTCCTTATCTAACTTAAGTAATTGGGCATTGGCAATCCTCTCGATGAGGATATCATCTCTGTTCGCATATGGTGCACCATTTTTAAACATTTCACCGTAACTGAGATTTGCCATTAGAATTGTTTCCAGTATTGTGGATGAGTTAGTCCTCCTTCTTTATTTAGATCTGGATTAGTAAGTAATACGTCTCCTGCTAGACTCCAACGGTGTCCAGTATTATATGTCATGTGCTTCAGTTTAGCAGGGAATATTAGTAGGTCACCCTCCTTAGTATTCTCCTCCCAGACACATGTGTTGACAAAATTCTTTTCTGCGTCAGCAAATGCCTGTGGGAACCACTCGTTCTGACTATCCTTTGTAAAGCATAGTGGGTCTTGTGTGTCCAAGTAATACACCCATGATATATGAGCAGGGTCATGACAATGATTAGGAACTGAACTATCCTCACCACTCACTGCGTACCATGTCTTCATAAAATGTATATCATAACTGACATTCATGGCACCTAGGTACTCATCTATACAGTCGTTGACTTCTAACATGAAACTATTCATCTGTGGATCAAGGTGTACTAACACCTTACCATCTATCTCACCTGTCTGACCACGGTCAAACATATGATGCTCATATCTCTTGGCAACCCAATCAGAATAGTCAATTAAATTAAACTTCCCTATCGTTGTAGGGAATAGGTTAATCGTCTCCATGTATTTGTACCCAAGGATTATCTCCTGATCTAGACTTGTTGTATATAATTATTCTATCGTTCTTATAGTCTGGAACAAACTCCAACTCATCAGTATTTGGCCACATCATCTCTTCATAAAGAGAATTAAGTTTTGCCATGTCATCGTACAGATCACCTGTCATCTGACGCTCTGTTCTCTGATTTGTATATGTCAAACGATCCTGTAGGATATCTCTTCTCTAACTTCTTGACATTTATTTCTAGAACTTCTTCAAAGTCTACACCGAGTGCCATACATGCCTGTGCTACGTACCAAAGAACGTCACCCAACTCAATAATAAGATGTTCTCTATTGCTGTCGCTCCAAGGTTTACCTTGGAAGACCATCTTCTTAACGATTTCCAGAAACTCACCAGACTCAGCAGCAAGCCCAACCCCAGAAGTGGTAAGGCGTTCAATATTGGCACCTTCTCTGTCAAGTTCAACCAGACGATCAGCAAGATCGACAAAATCTTTAGAACAATCGGATGTGACAGCATCTACAAATTCTTCGTAACGTTTAAAATCAATTTGTTTTTTCATGATTTAGCATTAATAACTTTAGCGGTTTCAATCTCATCACTTTCATCAGCGTTAGTGTGATGTGTGACTTCTCTCAGTGTCTTTATATATTCGATCACATGTGCCCTGATTTCCATCAGTTCATCGAAGCATCCTTGGTTGTGAGCACAACCTCTAAGTTTATGATCAGGTGCCATGACTGACTCCTCGAATAGAGTCAGTGCTCTATCGTATTTGATCTGTGGTGTTTCTTTTCCTATCATAATTAAAACTTAAAGTCATTGAACTTTTGTTTGTTAGCACCAGTTAATACTTTCACAGTATCATCATTCAGTTTAACCTGTCCTGAGTCCATGATGTTATTCTGTGCCTCTTGTTCAACATTATACAGTCTCATCTTTGCTCTGTCAATACCCACAACAAATCTTTTGTTGAGAGTAGGATCATAGTATCTATTCTTCAACTGTTTAACCATTATCTGATTCTGCTCTTCCAGTTCTTCCGTACTAATAAGAGCAAACATAAGATCAGCAGTTGCAGGAAGACCGAAGGATTCACTTGTATCAGTAAGATCAACATCACTACTCCCATACCCAGAACGAGTCGTCTGAGTAGCGGAGACGAGTGGTACATTAAACTCAACTGCAAGACCACGGAGTTCTTCCGCAATCGACTTAACCATGGTATATGAATTGACCGACGCATTTCTAAACCTCTGCGATGTACAGATATTTAGATAGTCTATGAATATGATCTCTGGTCTGAATGCTTTCTTGAGTGCTAGATCATTTAAGAGTGCTCGGAAGTGACCCGCATGTGCTGACGCTGTGGGGTACTCTTTTACTATGAGTTTACCTTGTGTCTTCTTAGATAAGTCTGTGATCTTATTCTCAAACATTATCTTAGGTAACTGTGATAGTGTCTGTATGTCTACGTTGAGGAGGTTTGCGTCAATTCGTTCAGCAATTTTCTCCTCTGCCATCTCCATTGTAATATAGAGTACGTTCCTCCCTTGGAGCAACACGGAGCTAGCGACATGGCACATGAATAGAGACTTCCCGACACCCGTACCAGCCAGTGCGATGTTAAGAGTCTTATTAGGTAACCCACCTTTTGTAATTTTATTAAAGAAGTCGAGATCAAAGGGTACTTTGGTTTCAACTCTGTGATAACTGTCGTATCTTTCTTCATAGTCATCTATGTAATCGTGTCCTATATGGTTATCAAACGACACCCCAAGAGCATCCGATAGTATACTAGGTATAGCATCGGGACTCACTTTTGTATCTTTACCGTCAGCGATCTTGATTGATTCCATCAACGCAAGATAGATCGCACGGTCTTGGCACCACTTCTCTGTGGTGTCTACTAACCAATCGAGTTCAGTTGTTTCTTTATCGAATGATTCTAATGTCTGGGTAATCTGCTTGAACTGATCATCACTAAGTGTAGATTGCTTACCTACTTCAATGGTAAGTGCTTCAACTGATGGAACAGCAGAATACTTTACGAAGTATTTATTGGTTATATCAAATAGAACTTGGTCTGTTCTATCATCAAAGTATTCTTGTTTAATAAATGGAAGAACCTTCCGAGGATACTCCTCAGTTAATAATAGATTCTTCAGTATCAGTGTTTCCACCTTCATTGATTTCTTCCTCAATAAAAAAGTTAAATGATATAGTTGACCTCATTTTAGAGGATTTATTCATGGGAGCAGCATGCTCTAACCATGATGGAAAGATAATCATATCACCTTCTTGTACCCATGGTACAACAGTGTTCTGTGTGATGCCCGCTGTAGCAAGCAGTGTTTCACAGGGGTGATAGAAGTTAGTTGCCTTGTGTTCATTCGGATCGAAGTGAACATAGTATACACCAGACCACTGACCTGGCGAGTGGATGTGTTTCTCCTGCCAGTTCTGTGCCTCGTATACATTCAACCACAAGTCTGTCAGTATCATACTACCATAAGATTGTGATTCTGTCTGGAACTCATCCAGTGTAGGTGTGAATGCGTCTAGACATTCTCCAATAGGAAAGTTACTTGATCCATAAGATGTGAACAGGTTACAGTTCCACTGGTCAGGTGTGTTAGTATTAAATTTATGTTCTTTATAAAATTCTTCTACTCTTGCTTTGATAGGATCTTGGTCGTCTAGATGGTAGCGATAGAGTAAGGTAGGGAATACTTCTACTTTCATGATCCGTACTTAAACTCCTGTCCTGCTG